GCTAAGTCGCGCATTACGCGTTCAATAGCTTCCTCGCGTAAAGTGTCTTCGGTCATTCCTGTTTTTCTAGCTTGGTCTGTATCGGCCTTTGAAAGGTCAATAATTTCTTCTACTAACTGGGTGTAGTTAGTAAATTTAGTTGTACCCTCGGCCATAGCTTCGGCGTCAACTTTACCCTCTTCGTGGGCGTTGCCGACTACTTTAATAGTTAAAGAAGCTACGCCGTGGGCTACTGCTGAACTTTCGCCTGCCCCACGCTCGTAAACGTCAATAGTGTTTCCTGTGCGGTCTACTGATTTTACTACTACAATTTCGCTCTCTACTAATAAAACGTCGCCTACTGTAATACGGTCAATATAGCTGGCGTCAACTGGCAAGGCGGTTGTGTCGTTATTAGTATCCCAGTCTGCGCCTGCGCCCGAAGCGATAGCTACAATTTGGGGTTGGGTATAGTTTCTAACTAATACCTCAAACTCGTCCGTAATAAAAGGTACGGCTCGGTTGTTAAATAAATCCCAAACGCGCCCAAATTCGTTAGAAAGCAAAGGGGTAATTTTGTCCGCAATAGCGATTACCTCTGGGTCTAACTTTGAGTTTGCGTCTTCTAGGGTTGTGTGCATTCCTAAGTTCATAGGTTTTGAAAATTAAATTTATTAAATCTTACTTTTTGCTGGCGTTGGCTAATCGGATTTCCTTAATCTTTTTAGCTAACTCTATCAGCTTAGTGTTTTCTGATTGTGTACGGTCTTTTCCTTTCTTTAAAAGTTCGTCGTACTCTTTCATTACTTTACTCTCTTCGTCCAAATTTATGTCCTTTTCGTTAGGTGGTACCTCGCCCCCCTTATTTGCTGGGCTCATATTTATACCTAGAATTTTAGAATTTTCGGTTATGTACTCTAGCTTTTTGCGGGGGTTATAATCTTTAGGGATTAAGGCTAGTTTTTCTTCTGGTACACCTTTTAAAGTGTTTTCCAAAATACTGTTAACTGTGCCCTTATATTTTTCTAAAACCTCCGTATTTTTTTTGAGGTCGCCCTCAATGGCTACGCGCTTAGCTTTTTCCTCGTCTGCTAACTCCTGCCACTTGCCTTGTTCTTCTTTGGCTTTGCGGTCGGCTTCGGCTTTCTTAGCGTCGTCGTCTGCGTTTCGCTTTTTAATATCCTCTGCCTCTTGTAGCGCCTTAGCTACGTCTGGGTTAGCTTTGCGTAGTTCCTCTATGGAAACTTTAGATAAATCTACTTTACCCTCTTCTGGCTTTTGTTCTACGTACGGTACTGGTTTCCCGTCTGCGTCTAACTTAGCCTTAGTTTTGTCGTTCGGGTCAATTTCGTATTTAACCCCGTCAATTACGATGTACTTGTCCATAAATTTGTTTTGTTAGTTTTTAAATTTGCTAGGTATAACTCCCTAGAACGTAGCTTTTAATTTGCCCGTAGGCCTAGGCAACTACTGCCTAGAATTTTTATACCTTAATTATACAATTTTTTCGTAAAGTACACAATAGGGCTAGCTCGTATAGTCTGCGTCTTCTTGTAAGTCTGGCCTCATTAAAAGATTATGCGTACAGTTTGGGTGTATCGGTAAACCAATATCGTAGCGCGGGTATTTACTGTTTGCCCCGCTTAAACTATAAACTTGCCCCTCGTACGGCGTACATAAAGGGCAACTACCGCTATGCGTACTTATCTGTACTAGGTCTACGCCGAACTGCCCCGCTCGGTTTAGTGTTGCGTCGTTGTATGATCTAATCGTATGCGTTCGCGCTAGCATTTCGCTATACCTTTTTAACGTCCAGCTATTACCGCCTCTATCTGTTAATACGCTAAAGCCTTTATCGCCTAAAACGTTTATAATATCTTTTTTCGCTTGGCGTATATCCATACCAGTTAAAATATTACTGGTAATTTTTGCTCTAGCTTGTAGCTTGGTCGCTTCGTTAATCTTCTGCTCGGCGCCTCTTACTAGCCCGTTCATTCCGTTGGCAAAATCTAGGTAGGCGTCGCTCATTAAAGCGTTAACCGCGTCGGCGTGTACGCTTAGGTCTTTTAAAGTAGTTAGGTCGTCTACGGTTATCTTGCCTATTTTCTTTTTTAAATCTTTATCCGTTTCGTTAAGGCCTATTACGTAGCTATTAGGTATCGCTTTAGCTATCCAGTCTTTTACTGCTGGGTCGGCCGTCTGTATTAAACTTTTTATTTTGTTTACTGACGCGGTTTTGCCTGCCTGTGTTATTTTTCTGCCTATGGCGTCTAAAACCTCGGCGCGGGTACCTGCGTCTAATTTTTCTATAGTATCTAAAAGCGTCTGTATCTCGGCGTCTTTAAAAATTGTATCCCCTATTTTAGCCATAAAAAATAAATTAAAATTGCTGTAGCAAAAAATATTGCTGTCCTTACTATTCCGTCTTTTAAACCTAGCTTATAAATAAATCTCATTTGCCCTTGTAGGTTTTTATTACTCATATTTTAAAATATGCGTATTGCCAGCCTAATAACTACTATAATACTAAATAAGGTAATTAAAAAAATCCCTAGGCCGTAAAAATACGCTTTAATAAATAAGCGATAGTTTACTCTCTTTAGGTGCTCTTGTAATTGCTCGGCGCTACTCTCTATTGCTTCGGGTAGCCCCTCGTTTAGTTTGTTAGTTTGTGGAAAGTTCATATAGTTAAAATTAAAGGGCGGTTAAATTCCCGCCCTTAGTTGTTTACTCTTCTTGCTTTAATAGCCAGTCGTATGGCCGTATAAAAGCTTTACTAGGGTTAAACCAAACCTCATTTAAATATCTAATAACCTCGTCGGGTGTTAGGTTAATAAATAATAAGTGATAAGCGGTATGCGCATTAAACGGTACGCGCTTTAGGTTTTGTTTTCCGTTGGTGCCACCCCTGCTTCTGGGCGTTATGTGGTGGCGGTCTTTCTGTGGGTGTTTTCCCTTTGCCATGGTAGCCTCCTTTTTTTTGCGTTAGTACTATTTCCCCCAACCGTATTAGTTAGGGGCTTTCCCAATAACCCTACTGCGTAAAACAAAGAAAACGCGGTAAGGGGAAATAATACTAACTTTTAAAAGTACTATAATGTCGGCGGGTTGTTTGGGTTAACTGCCCCGCTCGCTATATTCTCGTTTTTAATCTCTTCTAATTCTGCTTCGGCTTCTTCGTCGGTGTAGTTATGTAATCTTTTAATAGCTGACTTTTTACTGCTTACTCCTGCGGTAATTTGCTCGGTTTCTATTTGGGTATCTTGTAGCGGGTCGGTTGGTAATACGTCGCTAAATTTAATATTTACTCTTCCCGTTATTTCTTTACTGTTTAACATTTGGTAGCCTATGTATAAAATATTGCGTAGGCCTTTAATAATCTGCGCTCGCTTCTTATCTGTTTTTCTAACGGCGCCAAATAATTGTATCCTTAAACTTTCTACGCGTTCGGGCATACTACCTTTTAAAATCTCAAACATTGGTACGCAAGTAGTAAAGCTAATCATTTTTAGCTGGCTCTCTATGTGTATCTCGGTATTTTCTAATAGCGGGTTAGCGTTGGTAATGTATTTAGCCTCGGCGTCGTCCTTGTTCTCTGGCATAAAGTAATCAAAAGGCTTTAGGTTGCCTTTCTCGTCCTTTAGGGCTTCTAGCTTGGGTAATTGTAGCTTAGCGTCTAAGTTCTTTAATAACTGGGTGCTAATATGCGTTCGGCGTTCGTTAACCTCTGCTAACTGCGGTAAAATGTCGGCGTAGTCGCTCTTACCAAAACCCCAGCTTGTTTTACGGCCGTTATCTATTTGTACTATTGGTAAGGTGTTTAAGTTTTCTATTTTCTCTTCCTCTGGTGCGGTAATTCCTGCGTAGGCTAAACCTAATTCCTCGCTAGCCTTTCCGTAAGTGTCTACCTCCCATAGCTTACGCTCTATAATAACGTTAATGCCCTCTTGTCGGTACTGTTGGGTATAAAGTATTTTCTTCCTGTCTTTTAATATTGGCGCGCTGTCGTTAGGGTCTGTAAAGTAGGTAGCAAAAATAACGCTACCGTCGGCCTGTGGAAAATACTGGTCTTTTGGTACCGTTTGAATATAAAATTTATTGTCCTTAACGTATCCTAGCAAAACCTCAAAACCATATTCGCTTTGGTTGTAGGCGTAATCTGCTATTGCTTCGTTAAGGTCGTTAGCGTCTATTGTTTCGTTTAAAAAATCTTCTTCCTTTTTTTCGCCGTTTAAAATTTCTATACGTAGTCTATCGGCTTCGCCCTGTACAAAGTCGCTATAAAACTCACTTACACGGCTAGGTATAGCGTGTGCTAAGTAGGGTATATCTATAGCGTTCTTAAACTGGTCTTTAATTATTCGGTGTAGTAATAAAACGCTCTCTTGATCGTTGTCGTGTAGTTTTTCATATTTCCTTAACGTCTGTATCCTCTTTAATTCTACGTCGTTAGGAAAAACTTTTTTTATCGGCATATCAATTTATTTATTTTAAAAACTTTTTAGGCGTTAACCTCATAAAGCGCTTGTTTACCCGTTGCTGGCTAGCGTAAGCTATTTGTTTGCTATCCTCTAGCGCCTTAGCCCTGCTAATTTCCTCTAGTTTGTTTTTGTCGGTTTCGTATTTTATTTTATCGCCCTTAATAAGGTCTGATAAATTGCTTAGCTTTGTGGCTCGGCATACGGCGCAGGCATTTTTTCCGTTAATCTTTTTTATTTCGCCGTTGGGCTCGTTAGCCTTGTCTATGCTTCCCCCGCAGTATCCGCAAACGAATGCGCGCTTTTTAATCTTTTTTCTAAATGGTGTCATATAATTTCTGTTAGTTTTTATTATTTTATTTAGCTAGCTTGCGTCTTATCTTCCTTACTTTTAGCCTAGTGCTGATAACTAAAATATTCCTAATCGTTTTTAAGGCTCTGTAAAATTGTTTTATAAATCTAATCATATTTTGAAAAGTTAAACGGGGGCGGTCTAGCCTGTTCGCGTTGCCTTAGCTAGTAGACTCATAGCGCGCGCTAAATCGCGTTTGTAGTACGTCTAGCGTTCCCGCCTGCGGGCTGGTCGGAAGCCCGCTATCCCGTCGCTTTTTAATTCTTAACTATTACTACCTATAATTTAATTATACCTCTTTTTACGAAAAAGGAAAAGGCTTTAACCTTTCCCCATTCCTGCGCTTCCTTGCTTTCTTCCAAACATACCTAAAATTAAATATACTAGGGCGTCTACTAGGTCGTCGTGCTCTTCGCTACCGAAGCCTAATAATTGTTCTATAAGTTCTTCGCAACCTTTTTGCGGAAATCTTACTAGCCCCTGCTTAATATACATTGCTACTGTTTCTAATCTGGCGCGCTTGTCGCCTATCGGCCTAATATCTATAACTGGTAGGCCTAGCTTTCGCATTTCTTTTATAATCGCTAACTGGTAGGCTACGGCTTCTACGTAAATCCTATTTCCTACTGGCATAGACCTTGTAGCTACGCTAACCTCCTGTATGGTCTGTTCTAGGTCTATACGCTTATTTACTGGGTTAGGCTTGATATAAAGTATCTTAGTGCCTTTTTGGGCGCCTGTGAGGCTTATAGTTAGGTACTCCTTAGCCATTAAACCGCATACTAAGGCCGTCCTGTCCGCTGTTTGCTTTTCGCTAATCGCTAAATCTAAAGCCCCGCCTGCGTCTACTGGCTTAATTGCTAGGTCGCCTACCTGTGTTAGTCGGTCGTTGTCGTAGTAGCTAATATTCTCTTCGCTAATTACTTGTTCCTCCTCGGCTATAATCTTTAGCAAATATTCTCTTTGCCATACTACGCTATTACTAACTTTTTCCCGCTGTTTGTTAACGGCCTCCATGGTAGGGTATTTTCCTTTCCACGTAATTTTACCTTTAGCGTCTATAAGCGGAAACTCAAACATTTTAAAAGTACCGCGCTTTTTTAATCTTCCCATTAAGGCGTCTTTGTGTAAAAGGTTGCCTATAATAATCATTTTACACTTAAACTCTTCTTGCGCTGGTACTACCTCGGTATTTAGCCAGCGTTCCGTTTTGTCGCGGTTTATTTTTTTCCTAGTCCACTCGTAGTCTTCGGGGTCGTCAATAATAATTAGCTGGGGGCGCCATTGTCTAAACCTTAAGCCTCTAATCTTCTGGCCTCTACTCTTGCCTAATAAAAAAACGTCCTTACCTATTAAAAGCTCGGTTTCGTTCCACTTGTTTGTATTAGCATTATAAACGTGCGGGAAATCTGCGCGTATTAGTTCGTTCTCTTCTATCTCGGCTTTAATGTTGGCTATGTTTAATTTTACTTGCTGTACGGTGTCGTTAATTAAAATAATAAAATTATACTTTTTAAAAATGGCGCACCATAACGGGTAAGCGAAGCTACAAAAAGTACTCTTCGCTGATCCACGAAAACCAATTACGCCTACGGCTTCCTCCGCGTCTGTTTCTAAAATCTCTATAAGCTGTCTATGAAACTTAGCGGGGTTTTTATCAAAATAATGTCCTAGGTAAAGTAGGCAAAAATGTGTAAAGCTGTTTTCCGCTAGCCATAGTCTTTGCTCTTCGTCGTCTATATCTACGCTAGTCTGCTCGTATATGTAATTCCTAACAGTTAAGTCTATTTCCTCTAGGTCGTTTACTAACGGCGTGCGGTGCTCTAAAATTGTAGTCTTTATAGCGCTCATTCGTCGTCGTCGTTAGTTTGTAAATTTTCTGTTTTCCAACTTGCTAGGCGCTCGGCAAATTTAGCCTTTTGTTCTGCGGTTAACGTGCTAGGCTTTCTATGCTCTACGCTCGTCTTTTCTTCAAACTCGTCGGCTAACTGAAATAATAATTTTACCTCCGAGGCGTTGCCCTCTTTTAAAATTTTCTTTTTAAGCGCTACTAAGGCGTCGCCTAGCATTTCTTCGCTTATATACTTTGCTCGTTCGGCTCTTAATCTGTATTTATAATCGGCTCTTAATTTCCATTTACTAAGGGTTTGTTCGCTGACTTTAAAATGTTTTGAAAATTCGCCTTGGTTTTCTAGCTCTCTATAAACCCTTGGCGTAGCCATAAACTCAATAAATGCTTGATATTCTGCCTCATAAAGCAATTTTTTTTCGCCGTCTTTTCCTGTTTTAGAATTAGTCTTTTTTTGAAACTCTTTTAAAGCCTGTTTTTTCTCTTTTTCTGCTCTTCTTGCTTCCCGTTCTAATATTATAGCTTCCTTTTTCTTAGCCTCTTCTTCCCTGCGTCGTAAAACGTCCGCTACTGTTTCGGGTTTTTTGGTTTTAGCTGGTTTTTTCTTTAGTTGTTGTTTTGCCTTTGTCATATAGACCTTGCTTTTCGCCCTTGCCCTTTCGGACGGTGGCTTAGTTATTTCTTAATTACTATTAAATCTTAGCACGCTATTAAAGGCTTGTCATTATGAAAGCTTTTTTTTTATTTTTGTTTCTCTGTTAAATATTCTAAAATTGTGCCCTCGCCCTCTGCCCACCAGTCGCTATCCATATAGCCGTGTTTTTCTAACCACCTAGAGTAATCGTCTAAAATGTTTTCTACCTCTTCGGGCTTTTCCTTAATTAGTTGTTTTATAGTGTCGGCCATATCAATACTTTTTAAAATCTAGCTTAACAGCCTTAACGTCTTTTAGGTGTTTTTCGCAAACGTCGTAATCTTCGTTATCTTCTGCCGTATAAAAGGCTACGGCCTCTACCCCCTCGTCGCCGTCTAGTTCGCATAAATCGCAAGTATGTTTTTGTATAATTCCCATATTATTTAGTAGTTAACTGTTTATATAGGCTAACGTCGTCTAGGCCTCTCATTACTGCTTGCGCCATTTTACGCTTCTTTTCCTCCTCGGCCTTTTCTTTGTCTGTTTTTTCTTTTTCCTTTTTAGCCCGCTCGCGTTCTATCTTTTTCCACTCCTTATCTGTCGGCTGGTAAAATAAATTATGCTTGCTAAAAAATGCGTCTTCTATTGAGGCTAGTACTATTTTCTTTTCCTCTTTTAGCTTGTTTGATAAAACCGAGTAGGCGTTTAATGTTTCTATGTATTTTTCCTTTGTGGTATTAAAATAAAATCTAGTTCCGCTATAGCTACCGCCTATTTTATCGCCTAGCTTTGTGTGGGCGTATCGGCAAATTATCTGTATTACTAACTGCCTTTCGTTTTTCTTACAGTCTAAATAAAATTCTTCTATGCCCGTGTCGTTCATTACGTCTTTAAATTCTAGGTTATGTAGGGCGCATAGCTTTTTAACTAAGGCTATGGCGTTCTTCTTTTCGCCCCCTACCCCGCCTTTAGCTAGGGCTACTATTTTGCCTAAATATTCTTTATCTAAATTTTTGTCGGTCATATAATTTCTATTAGCTCATTTTAATTATTACTCTAGGGCTTTAATATCTTCGTTAATATCCTCCGTAGCTTTAGCCATAACCGCAATAAAATCTTTAAGCTGTACTACGCTTTTAATATTTAGGGTAAAATCTAGTTTTATGTTCCCCTTTTCGTAGCTATAGCTTTTATTTAGTACTTGGCTAGCTTTAATAGCTTCTTCTTTCGCTTTGTTTTTTGTGTTAGACATAAGTTTAAAATTACTTAATAATATTTTCTAATTTAATTAGTTCTAAAAAGCAACGCTCGCAAGCCCTAGTATCATTTAGCGAATTGTGGGCGCCGTCAAATTCTTCGTTAAATAGCTTTTTGTAAAGTTCTATTAGCTTCGGCCACTTTTTTAGGCCTGCGTGGTTTCCTGTTATTCCTACTAACTCGGTGCTCTTTTTCATTGTACAAAAT